GAACAAGGATTTTGGTTTTACAATAATGGCGTTGATACTTACATTACTGGTACTCATTACATGTACTTGCAATGGTCAAAGATTGATGTTGGAGCACCAGATTTTAGAGAAGCAAATAGATTATTCTTTATATTCTGGGAAGCATGTAAAGCAGATACAAGGTGTTACGGTATGTGCTACCTTAAAAACAGACGATCTGGATTTTCATTCATGTCTTCTGCGGAGCTCGTTAACCAAGCAACAATATCTTCAGATGCAAGATTTGGTATATTATCTAAGTCAGGATCTGATGCAAAGAAAATGTTTACAGATAAAGTTGTTCCAATATCAGTTAACTACCCTTTCTTTTTTAAACCCATTCAAGATGGTATGGACAGGCCAAAGACTGAATTGGCATATCGTGTTCCGGCATCAAAACTTACTAGAAGAAAGCTTGAGTCAAATGAACAATTAAGAGAATTAGATGGTTTAGATACAACCATTGATTGGAAAAACACAGGTGACAACTCTTATGATGGTGAAAAGCTTAAGCTATTAGCTCACGATGAAAGCGGTAAATGGGAAAGACCTGACAACATATTAAATAACTGGAGAGTTACAAAAACAACACTAAGACTAGGATCAAGAATCGTAGGCAAGTGTATGATGGGCTCAACTTCAAATGCATTAGATAAAGGTGGAAACAACTTCAAGAAACTATACTATAATTCAGACGTTACAAAACAAAATCGCAATGGACAAACTTCTTCTGGACTCTATTCTTTGTTCGTCCCTATGGAATGGAATTACGAAGGATTCATGGATATTTACGGATCACCTGTCTTTACTAGAGAAAAAGATAGCATCAAAGGAGTCGACGGTTACGACATTACAACAGGCGTTATTGAACATTGGGAAAACGAAGTAGATGGTTTAAAATCAGATCAAGATAGTTTAAACGAATACTACAGGCAATTTCCAAGAACTGAACAACATGCTTTCAGAGACGAGTCTAAACAAAGTTTATTTAATCTTACAAGAATCTATCAACAAATAGATTATAATGAAGAATTTAACAATAGAGCTAACGTAACTAAAGGAAAGTTTATTTGGAAAAACGGCATTAGAGATACTACAGTTGATTTTATACCAGATAACAACGGTAGGTTTTTAATAACTTGGGTACCACCTAAAAACTTGCAAAATAGAGTGATAGTAAAGAATGGAGTTAAATACCCTGCACATGAACACATTGGCTGTTTTGGATGTGATAGTTACGACATTAGCGGTACTGTTGATGGCAAAGGTTCTAATGGAGCATTGCATGGACTAACCAAGTTTTCAATGGAAGATGCACCGCCTAATCATTTTTTTTTAGAATATATATCAAGACCTCAAACGGCTGAGATATTCTTTGAAGATGTTTTAATGGCGTGTATATTTTATGGTATGCCTATACTATGTGAAAACAACAAGCCTAGGTTATTATACCATTTTAAAAGAAGAGGTTATAGAGGCTATTCAATGAATCGTCCTGATAAAGTTTGGAATAAACTCTCTGTAACTGAAAGAGAAATAGGCGGAATACCTAACTCAAGTGAAGATATTAAGCAAGCTCATGCAGCTGCTATAGAGTCTTATATTGAAGAGTATGTAGGATTAAAAAATGAAGAATATGGAAATATGTATCTTCAAAAAACACTAGAAGACTGGGCGGTCTTCAATATAAACAATAGGACAAAGCATGATGCTACTATTAGTTCTGGCTTAGCTATAATGGCTTGTAACAAAAACAGATATAGACCAGTGCCTGATATAAAAAGAAAACCTATTAGCCTTGACTTTAAAAGATACGATAATAAAGGAGGCATTTCAAAAATTATAAAATAAATATGGCGCAAATTTACACTAGCAATAATAGTTCGTTTCCAAATCAAGTTGTTCCTGATGCTGAAAAAGCAACAGAAGAATATGGTTTAGCTGTTGGAAGAGCAATAGAAGGTGAATGGTTTAGAAACTATAGAGGTGGAGCTGGTATGTCTGGTTATGCTACGAACTACAATAACTATCATACTTTAAAATTATATGCCAGAGGCGAGCAGCCTGTACAAAAATATAAAGATGAATTAGCTATAGACGGAGATTTATCTTATTTAAATTTAGACTGGAAGCCAGTACCTGTTTTAGCTAAGTTTGTAGATATAGTAGTTAATGGAATAGCTGATAGAAGTTATGAAATAAATGCTTATGCTCAAGATCCAGTTTGCTCAAGACAAAGAACAGCTTACGCTAGAGGTTTAATGACTGATATAGTTGCAAAAGATTTTTTAAAAGAAGCAAAAAATGTTTTAAATGTAGATGGTTTTAATTCAGCAAATCCTGACGCTGCACCTCAAGATAAAGAAGAACTAGCTGTTCATTTACAAATGGACTTTAAACAAAGTGTAGAAGTTGCTGAAGAAGAAGTTATTAATACTATATTAGATAAAAACAAATACGATCTAACTAGGCAAAGAGTTTGTTATGATTTAACAGTTTTAGGTATAGGTGCTTTAAAAACAAGATGGGATAGAGCTAGAGGTGTTGTAGTTGAATATGTTGATCCAGCAACTTTAGTTTATTCATATACTAATGATCCTAATTTTGAAGACTTGTACTACGCTGGTGAAGTTAAATCTGTTTCTTTACAAGATTTAAAAACTCAATTTCCTGGTTTAACAGACGAAGAAATGGAGACAATCCAAAAATACCCTGGCAATGCAGAGTATTTAAGAAATTGGAGTGGAAGATCTGATGATTTAACTGTTCAAGTATTATATTTTGAATATAAAACATATTCAGATCAAGTGTTTAAAATAAAGAAAAATGCTTATGGTCTTGAAAAAGCATTAGAAAAACCTGATACTTTTAATCCAGAGCCTAATGATAACTTTGAAAGAGTGTCTAGAACAATAGAAACTCTATATAGTGGAGCTAAAATATTAGGACACCCTATGATGCTTCAGTGGCAACTTGCTGAAAATATGACAAGACCGACAGCGGACACTAATAGAGTTCATTTGAACTACGCTATATGTGCTCCAAGAATGTATAAAGGTAGAATAGAGTCTTTAGTCTCAAGAACCACAGGCTTTGCTGATATGATTCAATTAACGCATTTAAAAATACAACAAGTATTAGCTAGAGTAGTGCCAGATGGAGTTTTCTTAGATGTAGATGGACTAGCAGAAGTAGATTTAGGTAATGGAACTAACTATAATCCAAGAGAAGCTTTAAACATGTATTTTCAAACTGGTAGCATAGTAGGTAGATCAAGCACTGTTGACGGTGATCCTAATAGAGGCAAAGTCCCTATACAAGAATTACAGTCTGGATCTGGCGGGGCTAAGATACAGTCGTTAATACAAACTTATCAGTACTATTTACAAATGATTAGAGATGTAACAGGTCTTAATGAAGCTAGAGATGGCTCAATGCCTGACAAGCAATCATTAGTTGGTTTACAAAAACTAGCCGCTGCTAATTCAAACGTAGCAACTAGGCACATACTTCAAGCTCAGTTATTCTTAACATTAAGAGCTTGTGAAAATGTATCTTTAAGAGTTGCAGACTCTTTGAAATTTCCACTAACTAGAAATGCTTTAGAAAACAGTATATCACAATACAATGTTGGTACACTAGATGAATTAGTAAATTTAAATATACATGATTTTGGTATATTTTTAAATTTAGAACCAGATGAAGAACAAAAAGCTAAACTAGAAGAAAACATACAGGTAGCTTTAAAGTCTGGCCAAATAGATCTTGAAGATGCTATAGACGTTAGAGAAGTTAGAAATATACAGTTAGCTAATAGATTTTTAAAGTATAGAAGAAAAAAGAAAGCTGAAGCTGCTCAACAAGCTGCTCAGGCTAATATCCAAGCTCAAGCACAAGCTAATCAACAAACAGCTGAAAAAGCTGCATTAGTAGAAATGCAAAAACAACAAGCTTTAGCAGAAACTCAAGTTCAAATAGAGCAAGCTAAATCTCAATTTGAAATACAAAGACTACAGACAGAAGCACAACTTAAACAACAGTTATTAGAAGTTAGCTTTGGTCATAATGTTAAATTAGAGCAATTAAGGATTGATAGAGATAAAATTAGAGAAAAAGAAATAGAAGATAGAAAAGATAAAAGAACTAGAATATCAGGCACTCAACAAAGCCAGATGATAGATCAAAGAAAAAACAATTTATTACCTAGTGATTTTGAATCAAAACCTAGAGACAACATAAACAGTATGGAGGTTGATCCATTATTGTAGTAACACCATTATTAATTATTATATTATATTATGTCAGAAACAATTCAAGATAAAGAGAAGGCACCTCTTAAAATTAAAAAACCTAAAAAATTAACTAATAAAAAAGCAGGAGACACTGTTAAAGTTAATTTAGATATGAAAAAAGCTGAAGAACCAGTTAAAATAAATACTGTATATACAAAAGAAAATGCCGTTCAAGAACAAAAAACAAATGATAGCGATGTTGTTGTCGAAAGACAAGAAGACAAAGCAAGTGGCGAAAACGTGGTTGAAGAAGTACGGGCCACCGAAGAAAAAACAATAGAATCTCCTATAACTGAAATAGAAACAGCAGAAAAAGTAGAAAAAGTAACAGAGCCTGTTATTAAAGTAGAAGATCCTATAGTGCCAGTGATGCCAGAAAATATAGAAAAGCTGGTTACATTCATGAAAGATACTGGTGGAACTATAGAAGATTACACTAGATTAAATAGAGATTATTCTCAATTAGATGAAAATTCATTATTGAGAGAGTTTTATAAAAATACTAAACCACATTTAGATGATGAAGAAATATCTTTTATTATGGAAGATAACTTTACCTATGATGATGAGGTTGATGAAGAGCGAGAAGTAAAGAAAAAGAAACTTGCATTCAAAGAAGAAATTGCTAAAGCCAAAAATTTTTTGGAAGATACAAAGAGTAAATATTATGACGAAATCAAGTTGAGGCCGGGCATAACTCAAGAATCTCAAAAAGCTATGGACTTTTTCAATAGACACAACAAAGAACAAGAGAAAGTTCAACGAATTCGTAAAGAGTTTGAAACTAATACTAAAAACTTATTAAACAAAAATTTCGAAGGTTTCGACTTTAATGTTGGTGAGAAAACTTTTAGATATAATGTTTCTAATACAGAAGAAATTGTTGAAAAACAGTCCAGCTTAAGTACATTTGTTAAGAAGTTCTTAAACAAAGAAGGTGAGATTACGGATACTGTTGGCTATCACAAGGCTGTATATGCTGCCAGAAACGCTGATACAATAGCACAACATTTTTATGAGCAAGGCAAGGCCGATGCTGTTAAAGATGTTTTAGCTAAATCTAATAATATAAATGCAGATCCTAGACCTAGCTCTAGTGGTGATGTTTTTATAGGAGGATTAAAAGTAAAAGCAGTTAATGGTGTTGATAGTTCTAAGTTGAAATTTAAAACAAGAAAAAAGAACAATTAATAATAACTAAAACAAAAAAACATGA